ACCGCTGTTAACAAAAGTAAAGCGCCAGCACCGATTAACCCTATCAGATCGGCAGCCAACGGGCGAGATGTGAACCTGACTAGCGATGGTCAATTCCACGGTTCGTATCAATCCTGGAAAGCAGCACGACTTGCTGGGCGAATCCGCTAGCGAAACAAACGCAACAATCCAACATTTGGAGAAACTTAAATGGCAAATAATTTACTAACGATCAGCATGATCACAAACGAAGCCTTAATGGTTTTGGAAAACGAGTTGACCTTCTCAGGCCAAGTCGATCGCAATTATGACGATCAGTTCGCCGTCACGGGCGCGAAAATTGGCGCAACTTTAAATGTGCGCCGTCCTGGTCGCTTTGTCGGAACTACTGGTCCAGCATTGAACGTTGAAGACTTTAACGAGACTTCTGTTCCAGTAACACTTTCGACTCAGTTTCACGTCGACACCCAATTTACTAGCCAAGACCTGGCTTTGTCATTGGACGCATTTTCGGATCGCATTCTCAAACCCGCGGTGGCAGCAATTGCCAATAAGGTGGACTTTGACGGCCTGACAATGGCTAAGAACAACACCGCCAACATCGTTGGTACAGCTGGCACACCCCCAACTGGTCTTATTACATATTTGACCGCTGGTGCGTATCTTGATTCTGAAGGCGCACCACGCGATGGTCGCCGTTCATGCATCATCGAACCATTTACATCTGCAACCATCGTTGACAGCTTAAAAGGTTTGTTTATGCCATCGGACAAAATCAGCGATCAATACACTAAGGGCATGATGGGCCGCGATTCCGCTGGGGTTTCATGGTACATGGACCAAAACGTTGTGGCACAAACATTCGGTTCGTACGCAACTGCGACCCTGGCTTGTGCAACCACTACCGCTACTGGTTTCTTGACCTCTGGCTGGGCTTCTACTTCGACTATTGCGTTAACTGCAACGACCGCCACTGCTGGTCTGAAACAAGGTGACGTAATCCAGATCGATGGTGTATACGCTGTTAACCCACAGAACCGCCAGGCCTACGGCAGCAACAAGCTCCGTAACTTTGTGGTGACAACTGCCGTGACCGTGGCAACTTCTGGCACTACAAACGTGACAGTTAGCCCCGCCGTGATTACAGCTGGTCAGTTCCAAAACGTGTCGATCCCGACTACTTCTGCAACCGCAGCTGTAACACCGTTCAATAAGACAGGAACAGTAAGTCCGCAGAATATTGTAATGCATAAGAATGCATTTTGCTTAGCTACGGCAGATTTAGAGCTTCCTGACGGAGTCCATTTTGCTGGACGCGCTAGTGATAAAGAACTAGGTTTGTCTTTGCGTGTAATACGCCAGTATACAATTAACAACGATAGTATTCCTACCCGCGTTGATGTGTTATACGGCTGGGCGCCGCTGTACCCTGAATTGGCTTGCCGCGTTGCAGCCTAAAGTTAATGGGGGCTAAACACCCCCGTTTCATTAAACATTTTTAAGGAAAACATATCATGGCTAATCCAGGACCAGCAAGTACCACAACGATTCACCCATCTAACCTAGCATCGAACCAAGCGATCCGCCTTTTGGCCTACGCTAGCGCCGTGCCAGTTAGCGTAGCGGGTGACGCAGCTGTAACGCTTCCAATCAATAACACTTCTTCATATAACGTGCAATTCGTAGCGATCACAAACGCTAACGTTGACGTTAGTGGTGGTGCATTGGCTATTTGGACCGCGCCAGCTGGAACAGGAACTGAGATTGTTACCAACGCTTCGTTGACTAGCAACACCAGTTCTACCTATGTGACCAACGCAACCGTAGTATCTGCAACAAAGGCTACACGTTTGACAGCACAAACCTTGTATGTCAAAGTCGGAACTGCCGTTGCTGGCGGAACTGTAGACATATTTGTTTACGGGTACGATTTCAGCGAGTTTTAATCGTTGATAAATAAGGGAAAGCCACTCTCAAAAGGGGTGGCTTTTTCCTTTTTGAAGCCTATAATTCAGACACAATTTTGAAGGATTGAACATGGTCAACACTTCCGTGATGCGATACAGCGGTCGCACTTATGCGCTAGACCTCACAACATCTGCTAGCACCGCGCTTCTAATCGAAGCCACTACAAATGACCAAACCAATTACGTTTCGTTGATCAATACGGGAACTGGTAAGGCTGCCGTTGAATTTTCTAATTCCAGCACCGTTACAACCCCCACTATTGCTGCAACTGGCGCAAGCGGTTCATTTGTGCTGCCAGCTTCTATGAACTTTCCACTTTTAGTCGCTGCACCAAAAGCACCGTTCTACATCAAAGCCATTAGTTCAGGCACGAACACCCTCTACATTACCGCTTGTCAAGCGGATTAAGGCTGCCCTATGGCTAACACAGCCGCAACAACGTCAACGATCAATATCGTGCCCGTACAGGGCATATTTGATCCTGGTCCAGCTTTCACCCTGGTTTCGTTGATCGGACCAGCGGGAACAGCGTTTTATCCAAATATTTCGCCCAATCAATCGGGCTTGAATATTACAAACAGCACGATAAACAGCACCACGATCGGCGCGACTAGCCCTTCGACTGCTGCGTTTACATCTGGCACGGTGGCTGCAGCCCCATCGGGCGCAACCGACCTTGTAAATAAGCAATATGTGGATTATTTTGCTGCTGGACTGAGCTGGAAACAGCCAGTTAATGCTGCATCAACCGTCAACATCACCAGCTTGTCGGGACTGCAAACCGTTGACACCGTTTCGCTGGTTGCTGGCAACACGGTCTTGGTTAAAAACCAAACTGCTGCAGCTGATAACGGCATTTATGTGGTTTCTTCTGGCGCATGGACGCGCAGCGTTGGCGCTGATACCTGGGACGAATACGTTGGCGCAATTGTGTTTGTTATATCTGGTTCACAAGCTGATTCAGCCTGGTATTCTGCCGCGCAGCCAGGCGGCACATTAGGCACAACTGCGATCAACTGGTATAACTTTTCGGTTGCATCAAATTACACAGCTGGCACGGGTTTAACCCTAGCTGGATCGCAATTTAGCATTACCAACACCGCGGTAACAGCTGCAGCCTACGGTTCAGCAACCCAGGTTGGCACATTCACGGTAAACGCCCAGGGCCAGCTAACCCTGGCTGGAAACACCACAATCACCCCAGCAGTCGGTTCGATTACTGGTTTGGGTACTGGTGTAGCAACCTGGCTTGCAACGCCTTCTAGCGCTAATTTGGCTGCCGCGGTAACTGACGAAACTGGCAGCGGTTCTTTGGTGTTTGCAACCAGCCCGACCCTGGTGACTCCAATTTTGGGAACGCCACAATCTGGCAATTTTTCAACTGGCACATTTACTTGGCCTACATTTAACCAAAACACTTCTGGCAATGCTGCAACCGCTACGCTAGCGACAACCGCAACCAACCTGGCTGGCGGAGCTGCTGGTTCGCTGCCATATCAAACTGCAGCTGGCGCTACTGCAATGTTGGCGATTGGTTCAACTGGACAAGTGCTGCGTGTTGCAGCTGGTTTGCCATCCTGGGGCACGGATTACACAGGAACGGTTACTTCGGTGGCCCAAAGCTTTACAGGCGGTTTGATTTCTGTAACTGGTTCACCAATTACCACTTCTGGCACTTTGGCTTTAACGGTCGCTGGCACATCGGGCGGTATTCCTTATTTCTCCAGCGCGTCCACTTGGGCATCTTCGGCAGCCTTAACTCAATACGGTGTTGTTTACGGCGGCGGCGCAGCTGGCGCACCAGTAGCAACCGCAGCGGGCACAACGGGCCAGGTCTTAATTGGCAATACTGGCGCAGCCCCATCCTGGGAGGCTTTAACCAGCACCGCCGTTAGCAGTATTACGTTTGGAACTACTGGTCTAACTCCAGCTACAGCTACACAAGGCGCGGTCACGGTTGCTGGCACTTTGGTGGCTGGCAATGGCGGAACAGGCGTGGCGACTCTAAGCGGCCTGGCATACGGAAACGGCACTAGCGCATTCACAGCTGCGACTGCAGCGCAAGTGGTCGCCGTTATCAGCACAACCGCGGTAACAAATGCAACAAACGCAACAAATGCAACAAACGTAGGTATTACGGATGACACAACAACCGCAAGCGCTGTTTATCCAACCTGGGTGACAACGACCACGGGCAATCTGCCAGTAAAAACCGCGTCCACTAAGTTTTCGTTTATTCCTTCAACTGGCTACCTGACTGTTACTGGACTGACTAGCCCAATCATCAACAACCCCACGGTTACAAACTATGTTGAATCCGTTGTCGGAATTGGAACGGTAACAACTACTAACACAATAGCGCTGACAAACGGAACAGTTCAAACGGCAACCCTTACAGCATCAACTGCTTGCACATTTACCATGCCTACAAATGTGGCTGGAAAATCTTTTGTGCTTTTGCTCAAACAAGCGGCAACTACTGGTAACGGCACAGCGACATTTACTTCGGTCAAATGGGGTACGACTGGTGCGCCAACAATTACAGCAACTGCTGGCAAGATGGACATTCTTACTTTTATTGCCGATGGTACAAATTGGTATGGTTCTATTGCTCAAGGGTACACGCCATAATGTTTGATTTAAAAGTAAATTATGAATACTAATAAACAAAAAATTCGTTTAGAGCGAATTATGGGGACTTTTGATTTGGCAACGGGTCATGCAGATACTTTTGATGAGTTGCTTGATTCGCTGGAATTAGAATTACGAGATGTGCTTGGGCATTATCGTGAAGCCTTATCACAAACAGAACAAGAACCCACGGCATATCTTGTTTTATTTGAAGGTGCTGGACAACTATTGGAATTTAAAAAAGGCAATTACATTCATGGTGCAAAAGTAAAACATATTCCTTTATACACCAAAACACAAATAGAAATCGGTTGTGCTGAATGTGGCATTGGCGGTGGTCATGCGCTTTATTGTGTGTCGTGTGCTGAAAAATTTATTAAAACAGAAGCATAATGTTTGCCGCAAAAAATTTCTTTTTAACTGGTATTTCTTCTAATCCTCCGCCAACGATTGAATATCTTGTTGTTGCTGGCGGTGGCGGTGGCGGAGGTGCTTATTATTCTGGTGGCGGTGGCGCTGGCGGATACAGAACTGCTACGGGGTTTTCTGTATCGCCAGGCTCTGCAATTACTGTAACTGTTGGTGGCGGTGGCAATGGCGGTGCGTCTGGCGCTAGGGGTTCTAATGGTGTTGATTCTGTATTTGGCACAATCACATCAGCTGGTGGTGGCGGTGGCGCAACCAATGGAAACCAAAATGGTTTAACTGGCGGTTCTGGTGGTGGTGGATCACAGACAACTGGAACAAATGGTTCTGGTGGCTCTGCAACTTCTGGTCAGGGTAATTCTGGCGGGGTTGGCGCATGGTTTGCTAGTGACTACTTTGACTCTGGCGGCGGCGGCGGTGGCGCTGGCGCGATAGGTACTGCTGGCGGTTATGCTCAAGGCGGCGCTGGTGGTGTTGGTTTAAACTGGAATAGCCTTGGTACTTTTTACGCTGGCGGCGGTGGCGGTGGTGTTGAATCGGGCGGCTCAGGCGGTGCGGGTGGAAATGGTGGTGGCGGTGCTGGTACTGCTTACACGGCAAGCCCATCAAATCCTGGCGCTATCAATACGGGCGGTGGTGGTGGTGGTGTTGGGTATTCTTCACCAGGTGGTGCTGGCGGTTCTGGTATCGTAATTATTCGATATGCAGATACCTATAGTGCGGCATCTTCAACCACGGGTTCGCCAACAATCACAGTAAGCGGTGGTTACAGAACATATAAATGGATTGGTTCTGGGAGCATTACATTCTAATGGCGCACTTTGCAAAACTTAATTCTGAAAATGTTGTTGAGCAAATTCTTGTTGTTCACAACAATGACGCACCAGACGAAGCGTCTGGCATTGCTTTTTTAAATAATCTTTTGGGTGTTGGCACTTGGTTGCAAACTAGTTACAACGGCAATATTCGCAAGAATTACGCTGGGATTGGTTATACCTATGACAGCCAAAGAAATGCATTTATACCGCCCAAACCATATCCAAGTTGGACATTAGTGGAAAGCACTTGCCAATGGATACCGCCAGTTCCTATGCCAACCGAAGGCGGTCCATATTTATGGAATGAAACAAATCAATCTTGGGGTACTGTTCCATGACAACATTTGATTGGAAAGTGTTGCAAACCACTTCCCTGGGTGACAACCTGATTAGTGTTAACTACCTGGTAACAGCTTTAGAAGGCGATAACCAGGTGCAAAGCCAAGGCCATGCGGACGTAGAAGGCAAGATCACCGTGCCTTATGCTGAAATCAGGGAAACGCACATAGTGGATTGTTTGCGAGAAATGTATTTGCAAGACGAACCAAAGTCCCTAAAATCACGATTACAAGAACAACTAGACTATCTAAAAAGCGAAGCACACAACGATTTGCCCTGGAAAGACCAGATTTTTAGCGTCAAACTCTAAAAAAAGCCATGACTACACCCTACGACATAATTACCCGATCGTTAAAAGACATTGGCGCATTGGAAGCGGGGGAAAGTCCATCGGCGGACGCTGCTCAAGATGCATTCGATATGCTGAACGACTTGTGCGCCCAATGGTCAAACGAAAACATGATGGTCTTCTATAAGACTGAAATAATTTTTCAAACCGTACAAAACACCGTGCAATACACCCTTGGACCAAGCGGATCGGTCGGGGCTACATTCACGGGATCAATCTCAGGCACAACCCTAACAGTTCCAGTCGATGGGGTAACAGCTGGCGCGATCACTATGGGCATGACGCTAAGCGGATCAGGCGTGACCGCGGGAACGACCATTGTGGGCTTTAATACGGGCGCTGGTGGCAACGTAAACGAAGGCGGCACATATACCGTCAGCAAGTCGCAAACCGTGTCCAGCACCACCATTACGGCCTATTACGAACG